CCGCCGCAGAGTGGTGCGAGTTCTACGGGGTCGAGATTCGGAAGGGTGGCAAGTACAGCAAGAGGCTCGCCGGTAAAGACGTGGCGATCCTCTTTAAGGCCGTTAAGGATGGCTATGTCTCAGGCCGGGGAGTGTGTTACAGGCCAGGTTCCAAGCCGAAGGCACCGGATTGGGATGGGGGGAGGGCGGAGTGCGGTGGCGGGTTGCACTTCTCGCCGCACCCGAAGATGGCCAGAGATTTTTGTCCCGGGGCCAAGCATTACGTTGCCTGCCCGGTCTTAGTTAAGGACATTGTTGTGCATCCGGACGGCAACATGCCCTACAAGGTGAAGGCTCCCAGGGTTGTCGGCTCGTGCTACGAGGTGAACCTCAAGGGGGAGCGGGTATAGTGGTGGTCAAGACTGTATTTCACGCGGGCGAACCCCCCCCCTTTGTCCAGGGGGCTGCCCTGGCGAGAGATTTAGAGCTATGGTCTGAGAATCAGCTTAGCGCCAGCCAAAAGGCAGGCCTCCCCGAGCAGGACAAACCCGCCTAGTGACCGCTTCACAGGGCCTATTTGCGATGTTGCGCCAGAACGAGGCCGGCGGGTCGCTGACGAGAGCAGATTTTGACCGTGCGGTTGCCAAAATATACGCTCAGGTGCCGAACCCACCTCTACCGATCATTTGCTCCCCGCGAACGATTCGGCGCGCCCGGGCAGAGGCCACCTGGTGCGAGAGAACCGTCAAGTGGCTTTCGCATGAGCTGAAAGCGACGCGTCGCTGGAGGATCTTCCGTCGCCGTTACCTGGTGGCCCAGATCGAAAAGCACCGGGCCAACGCAAGGGGGATGCGTCGAATGTTTGGGGGAGAGCGCTTTCGTGGGGCATAGGTTGGGGGAGCAGGATGGGTATCCCGTCGGCGTTAGCGGGTCCGATTCGCACTTCTATGATAACCAGGTGGAGTGCCATCTCTGCGGTGCCACTGTCATCGCGGCCGAGGAGTGCTCGGAGTGCGAGGCCACTCTCGACGCCGAGCTAGGCTACGACCGGGCCGAGCCCGACGAGGACCATTACCCCGAGAGGTGTGGGCGGTAGTGACGCCGAAGGTCGAGGGTGAACAGTGCAACTGGTGTGATGATCCTGCTGTAGGTTGCATCGAAATCAAACACAGGATCAAGGGCAAGAAGACCGGGACCTGCGGAACCCGGATGTACAACTTCCACTGCGAGCGCCATAGGGCCGTCGCAGAACGATTCTCCAACCCGGAGCTGCAAAACTGAGGCCGATCTTCCCACCGACGCTGCGGGACGAAGGGAGGGGCTGGCGCCGCCTCCCCGACGCAGATCAGCCGTACGATCACACGGGCCAGCCGGAAGATGGGCCAGAGCGACACCTATTTAGGTTCGAACACCCCCTGCTCAAGAGCGCGTTTCACCGAGCCTGGGTTCAGCGGAAGCGGCTCGAAAGGGCAACGACGTGACGACAATCCTTCGAGAGAAGTACCGCGACAAGACCCAGGAGGGACGCGAAGCGGCGCGTCAAGAGCGCAAGCGTCGCGCTCGCCGGCAAGAATGGAAGCGAAGCCAAGCCCAAGCGCAAGCGCTTCGGCAGCCCCGGGGGAGCAAGGCTGAGAAGAAACTAGTCAAGGCCCTCGAACGCAAGCTGCTGTGTCTACCCGAGCCCACGACCCTGCGGTGGCGCCTCCCGCGCCTCGGATTCAAGACTTACCGGCAGTACCTGCGGTCCGCCCATTGGCAGCGAATGCGGGCTCGGCAGCCCGACAGATTCTGCGCCCTTTGCGAATCAACTGATAGTCTAAACCTTCACCATCAGACCTACAAGCGCCTTGGACATGAGGCCGTAGAGGATCTTGCGTGGCTTTGCAGGCCGTGCCATACTGATCTTCATGCGAGGCGGGAAGGTTTGAGGGTGGATAAGCCCGGGGGTAAGACCCCGGCCGCCGAACCCCAATGAGCCCAACGCTATTGGAACTAGGATCGGTTGCTCGTCCGTCAGAGGGATTTGAGGGGTGTGCGCGAAAATGCACACAGGGTAGACGGCGCCGTGAAAATCGGAGGGTTCCCGCAAGGGGGCGCTGTGGCCGTTCTGTTCGTCGGCCACTAACGGCCATAGAGAGCTAGAGAAGGGAGGACCACCAGTGTCGGACAACCAGCGAGACTTCGAGCACTTCTGGAGTGCCCTTTACGGCTCTGAGCCTGCGTCCGGCCTCGTAGAGCTTCGCTACCGCATCCCCGACCGCGTCGGCATGCGCCAGGAGTGGTTTAGCGCTTCGTCTCGGCAGATTCCCTATGTCGTCGAGCGGCTGAAGGAGCTGCGCGAGAAGACCGATACGTACCTCGGGGTCGCGCCGCGACTCGAACGCAGCGGGTCGGCCCAGGCCGTGAGGCACAGCCATGTGCTCTGGGCCGACTGCGACACTGACCGTGCAATGGCTGCGCTCAAGGCCTTCGATCCCGCTCCGTCTCTCGTGGTGGCTTCAGGTAGCGGCCAACATGCGTATTGGCCCCTGATGGACCCGCTCAACGTGCGTTGGGTCGAGCAAGCGAATCGACGTGTCGCCTGGGCCCTCGGGGCGGACTTGAAGGCGACCGATGCGGCGCGGATACTGCGCCCGCCCGGCACCTACAATCACAAGAGCGATCCGGCGAGGATGGTGAGGTTGGTGGAGCTTCGACCGGAAGTCTACGACGTTAAGCGGGTTGTGTCGCACCTCGAGGATCCTCCCGGTGCGATCCGTCGACCGGCCAGGCGGAACAGAATCATCCGCCCCCACGACAGCACCGATCATGAGTTCTTGCTTGGGCTCGAGCCGCGAGTTTACGTGGAACGCTTGACGGGCGAAGAGGTTCGGCGCGACGGGAAGGTGGTCTGTCCAATCCATGCGGACAGTGACGCTTCGATGCACGTCTATGGGGGAACCCGGGGTTGGTTCTGCTTTGGGTGCCAGCGGGGCGGGAGTGTCTACGATCTTGCCGGTGGCATTTGGGGGCTCGACACGCGGCGTGACTTTCGCGAGATCCAGAAGCGACTCTTGGAGATCTTCGCATGAGTGTTTGTACTTGCGCAGATCCCTGCTATGCCTGTGATTGGGACGATGAGTATGAAGAATGCACCTGTTGCGAGCCTTGTCCAGTTCACGATCCAGAGGATTCTCAGTGATCGATAGGAAGAAACGGGTCGCGGAGGAGGAACCGAACGGCCACTGGGTCAACCACGACACAGGCGAAATCGAAGTGGCCGACCCGCGAGTGAAGCCATTGCAGGCCCAAATAGACGGCGCTGAAAGGGAGATCAGAGCATGGCGGGCTCGTTATGCCGCCCTCGCGGAGGACAAGGACAAGAAGGCGCAGAATCATCCGTTGTATCCGAGGGTAAAGGAGATGTTCAAATACTGGCGCAAAGCCTGTCGGCACCCTCGCAGTGGGTTCAAAACAGCGCACTTCGAAATGGCGCTGCCGTTCTTCGAAGACAAGAAGCGCTACGGGGAGGAAATGTGTCGTCGCGCGATCGCCGGCGCTGCGTTCGACCCGTTCATCACTCAGCTCAAGAACGGAAAACAGGAAAGACATGACCACTGGGAGCTCATCTTCAAGTCGGCCAAAAACTTCGAGCGATTCTGCAACAAGGCCCCTCACGGATGGGACGGCGATGGTCAGGGGACCCTCGAGGCGCCCGAGACAGTTGACTGAAGCTAACGGAGCGCGACAACTACTAGGCAGGTTTGCGACATGAGCTAGGCTTAGGGGTCGCTGATCAGCTCGCGACAAGCGAGGAAGGACATGGGACCGGGACCCACTTCCCCAAGAGGCCCCGGTCCCAGCGCTCAGCCAACCGTTAAGAGGTGGCGAGGGGTCTTTCTCCCTCCCCCAACGTTCTAGTTCTAGGTCCAGAAAGGAGATTCACTCAATGAGAATCAGCAATTGGTCAATGGATGAGGTCAGGTCAGCCGTAGCCGTGGCGGCGCAGGAGCTTATCGAGCCAGATTCGCGCTTGGATTTGGCGGCGCGGATCGGGGACGAGGTGGAGCGCATGTTCGCGCGTTCACTGGCCGCCCCGATAGTGGGAGCAGACATAGAACTATCGGCGGGGGATGCGCTTAACCGTTTCGTTGAGACGACCATAGAGACGAACAAGGGTTTTAGGGAGGCCGTTTTGGGCCTTGCGACCTTTTGGACGCTCAAGGGCGAGGAAGACGATTGGGGGGACGGCTGGGACCAGGCCCTAGGACTTTTAGCGCTCGATATAGAGCGATGGTGGAAGGAGCAGCTAGATCCTTGCGAGGGGCTTTTACAGGCGTTCTCAGAAGAAGCTCTGAATTGGGTGGACTGGCGCTATATCGCTGAGCATTTCGCGGGTCAGGTGCTGCCCAATGATTGAGGTCGGACAGTTTTTGGGGCGGTTTGTTGAGGATGAGCGAAGTCTGGCGATTGCCAGGAAGAACCTCGTTGTTAAGGACCAGGCCGAGGATGCAGTGCAAAAAACCGCCCTGCTGGCGCTGGAATATCTACCCACCGACCATGAGAATCCTGGCGCTTGGCTGACCCTCACCCTTAAACGAACGTGCTGGGCGATGAACAGGCGCTCACATGTCTACTCTGAGATTACCTCCGATCACAGCGAGGGCGTGGCGGGCATTGCGGAGGAGGCTACGCTAGGCACCGAGCGAGAGATTGAGGGCAGGCGGGCCTTGGCCGAGATTGCTGAGGGGATGCGTCACCTGAAGCCAGCCGAGAAAGAGAGTCTCTCTGCGCTGGCGCTGGGGTACAGCTACAACGAGATAGCTGATCGCACCGGCTGGACCTACACCAAAGTCAACCGCTGCATAACCGAGGGTCGAGCAGCGCTGCGCGAGTCTCTAACGTCCGTTTAGCGGCTTAGGGGGTATTGAGTACCCGGGTTCGCCTCTCAATGAGGCGGCCCGGGCCTTTTGCTTTGGGCAAAAAGAAACCCGGCCCACGAAGGGGCCGGGTCAGTGATGCGGTGGAGCTTAGCGCGAAGCTAGGCGGGCATTCTTTCCCGCAGTTGTTTCTCGCCCCGCCACGTTGCCTTCTGGGCGGAGGGAAGCGAAGTGCGGCAAGCTCGCGCAATCTGCGGGACTGTCATACCGAGCATTCGCCCGACCACCGCCCTTTGTCGGTGTGGTGTCATTGTGCCCAGGGCTTCAAGGGCCTCAGAAAACGTCTCACGCAGCTCTGCGACTTTCTCGGCGCTTAGGGCAGTTTCGACCTCGCTGGAAACCTCTCGGCCGCGTTTTTCCCTTTGGCCCAAAGTATGAAGCCCTCCCTCATCGCGTAGCTCGCTGAGGGAGATAGTTGGCTTGGAGGACTTGCTGCGGATTCGGTCAATGCAAGCGTTCTTGACAGCGGAGAAGAAGAAGGCGGAGAGATTCGGAATCTCCCGATTCGTCTTCAGAATCCGCACGATTACATCCTGAACCACGTCCTCGGCGTCGTCTATCAACGTTGCGAAATTACGGCGGACGTAGGCATGGCCCTTGTTTTCCAGCCCGATCAATTCCGTAAGGCGCTGCTGGGAATGCTCCATTGGGGAAGCTACCTTTCTGTTTTGAGGACTCGCTACCTCTTGGCAGCGCCCTGTTGGTGCAAAAGCCAACCGATCAGAGCGCCTAGCGAAGCACAACCGCAAGCGGGGCAGAGAGTCCGAATGAGTGCCTTCATGGGACGAACCTACAGGATTGAATAGCCGAATGTCAACCCCCAGTTCTGTACATACGTTTTAAGCGTAGAAACCGAAGGGAATCATAAGCGGCCCGGTTTAGAAAGGCCTCTAAACGCCTTACAAAGCCTCGGATTTCAACGGATCGCTGCAAAATGGCTCAGAAACGCGGCAAAGCGCAGCTGGGCGCGACAGTCGCAAGAGCGCCGAAAGCCGCTCAGGCCGCCGGTTTGGCCCGTACACTAGCCGTATGCCCCGAAAGCATGATTACGCGAAGATTAGAAATGCTATTGGGGCGCTTGACTTCGCGGGCGTTGAAGTGAAAGAGATTGTTCGGCGGCTTGCGGAGAACGAGGCCGGCGTGGGTTACGCGGTCAAGATCTCGCCGCGACAGGTTTACTATTACAGGAAGGCCTACAGGGACGAACATGGGTCGCCCCGAGAGCAGAAGGTGGATCGAACGGGTGAGTCCCTAGAGGCGATGCGAGATCGTGCAGTAGCGCTGATTCGGCGTGAGATCGACGCGCTGGAAGGCCAGGCGCCGGGGGCGCTAACTCGCGATCAGAGCCGGACCCTGAGGGAGCATCATCGGACCCTTTGCGAATTTGAGCGCCGAGAGAATGCTCAGCTGGGCAAGCCCAGGGCGCGTCGCAAGGATCCAGACGACAGCAAGCCTGACCTCGAGCGAGAGTTGACCACGGCTGAGCGCATCGCTCAGGAAGAGAGCGCAGGGGAAGACGTGGCGCGGGTGGGTAATGGGCAGTAGACCCGAGCATGAAAAAGCCCCCGCCCAGCACAAGGCCGGACGGGGGTGCGAGGCGCGTCCGGACTAGTCCGACTCGTGCCAGTTTGCCGCCTCTGTCGCATACTCGCGTTCCGAGGCGGCTACAAGGCCAGGTCGGCCCAGTTCGGGCGGTTTGGCAATGACGACGTGATAGCCATCGCTTGTAGTGAGCCGTATGAGCTCGCCCAGCAGCGCTGAGGCGTCCCATAGGTCCATCATCGTAGGTGGTCCTTCTTGGATGGGCTTGAGCGTGCGCTTTAGCCGAAGCGTGAGCGCTCGCCGGTCTCGTTTGCTGCGAGGTCGGGGCTTGATCCCCGAGCCGATGAGGCCAGCCGCGCCAGACTTTGAGCGCGGCAACATTGACAGCGGGATAGGCATGACGCCTCCTATGTAAGGGCCAGACCTTCCGTCCGACCATTATTCTAAGTTTACCCGGTCCTTGCAGGACAAAACGCAAGAATCCGTGCAAGTCGACCGAGCACCCCGGCCGTAGGCGGCCCGTCTAGCCGTTGACCGCTCGCCATAGCAGCCCAACCGGGGACAGGGCAGTGCCGTAGCGGCAGGCTAGCGGCAACACCACCGGAAGCCGGATAGGGTGGACCCTTTCGCCCGCCCGATCCGTCTAGATACCGAGTGCCATACCAAGAGCAAGGGGCCTTTCCTTCTCTCCGGAGGCCCCCCTTCGTTCATGACATCGAGAAGCACTAGGCCATATCCCGCCTCTCGCCTCGTCAGTCCAGCCCGTCCCTAACCTAGATAGGGGGCGGGCTTTTCACGCCTGCTTTTCACGCTTAACGTGTATTCTGGGACACGAACTCCACATTAGAAAGGACAGTTGCCCCAATCTCGACGCGTCGTGGGCGGCCGCAGTTTGGCGGGAGCGGGCGTTTGGTCCCCGTTCATCGCCCAGAGCCAGGCCGCTTCAAGCTGACGGGAAGAGAAAGTGCGCTCGAGCGTGTGACGACGGATCGTCAGGCCGCCCCACTTAGTGCGCTTGGCCCTCGCCCCATTCTTGAAGAAGGCCCGACCATCCCGGTCCAGCACCTGCTGAAACCCTTTCAGCTTGGCAGGGGTTGCATTAACTTTAGACAGCGATCCTTTAGGCACAGAGCGTAGTCTGACAGGCTGGGAGGATCGCAGCCTCAGGGACCGCGGGGTCGGCCGACCCATCATCGAATAGCACCACGTACCGGCGAGAGAGCGGGCGACGCTTGACGATCACGCCTCGCCGCTCCCTGCCCGACCGATACCGGATCAGAACAGTCTCGTCCAGCTGGTAGCGCACTGGCCCCCCTACAGGAACAGTTCAGCCAATGGCCAGCCGACCACCAGCAGTCCGCCCAGGACTACGGGCCAAGGTTCTTTTCGTAGCTGATTACGAAGCATTAGCTCTTAGACGTATAGCACAGACGGAGCGGGACCACGGCGCGGCCCTTGACGAGCTGAACGCGCCACGTGTCGGAGTAGTAGATCGCACGGTGCCAGGTCCAGGCATTCCGCCCATACATGAGCGTGAAGGCAAAGCCAGCGCCTCGCGGCCCCTCTAGATCGTCGTCTAGCCAGGCCAGGAACTGCTTGCGCAACAGGGCATCCACGTAGCCAAGACGGGCGACACCGGCGAAGCGGGACACCAGGTCCAGCCCGACCACACGAGACACCATCAACACCAGAGGGGCTAAGGCTTGGGGGTTTCGCCCCGGGGCTCGGGGCTTGGGGGTTGCGGGTTGGGTGGGGGGAGGGCGGATGAACCTTGCTATACACGCGTACGTTATAGCGTACACGATCCAACCCGACCAACCATCGGACCCCCGAGACTTGGCTCTATATGTAGGTCTGCGAGGTCGAGGCGTGTAAACCTTCGCTTGACACGTCACGCCTATTTGACCCCCCGTCACCCCCTCTGGCCGCGCATGGGAACCCACGCGCAGGATTCCTGCCACCCCCTCACACGTATTTGCAACGTATATACGTCCGACTCCTTCCCTAGGCTGCTCCCAATGACCTCGCTCGACACCCTCTGCCAGCGGCTCAGCATTGAGGCCGTCGAGCTCGAGAACACCGACATAGCGCTCTACGCCCACCTCGAGAGCGAGTGCCGCGGGTCGGTCTGTGCCCTCCACAACCGCTCCGACCACCACATGCGAGACTGGCCCCAGCACTGGCGCGGGGACCGCGGTCTAATCGAGCGCATCTGCCCTCATGGCGTCGGCCACCCAGACCCCGACTCCCTTGCCCGCCTCAACGATCGCGGCCTCTCGGCCGAGGCCGTTGCTGCCGAGGGCGTCCATGGATGCGATGGGTGCTGCCATGGCTAAGCCGAAGCTCGGGGAGATCTTCCCCCTGCGCCTCTCGAAGGGCCAGCGGGCCACCCTTGACGAGAATGCGGAGGCTGCGGGTCTGACCCGATCCGAATTTCTGCGTCGCGAGGCGGGTCTGCCGAACTGGGGTAAACGCGACCGCTCCGCGGTCGGTCAACAGCGGACGCCGGCGGGCCAGAGGCCCTCGGGCACCGCGCTATGTGGCCGAGTGGCGAAAGGCTCGGTGGGGGCGGGCCCTGGGGATGTCGGCGTTCCGGGGACTGATCTTGAACTGCGGATTGCCGAGCTCATGAAAACAATGCCGCGGGTCAACGCGGAGCGGCTGGCGCGTCGGGAGCTGGCGCGGGTTAAGGCCAAGGCGGCCCTGGGGGATTCGGAGTGAATTCACCGGCGGAGAATCGGGCGCGGGTCGCTGTGATGCGGGCCGAGGGAAAGAACATGCCGTTGGGAATGACGGGCGACGAGATCCGGCACGCCGAAAAGCTTGTCCTTACCTCGAGTAGCCGAGCGCGGGGCAAGACTGAGTTCATTCGCGGCTGGCGCACGACCAGGAAGGGCTGCGTGTGAAGTGAAGGGGGCCTTTCTGCCGACAGATCGCCAGGCGGACGGGATCAGGATATGCATTCGCGCCTGTGAGGACCTGACGGGGGCTGAGCTCACAGGTAAGGATGTGAACGAACTTACTGACCTGGCGCTTCCGATGGTTTGGGAGGGTTGGGGTTCGAAGTACATCGTCGCGCGGATGATGCTTCACCTGGGGTCCCCAGGCCTTTGGGGGCGAGTCCGTGAGGAAGTGCATTGAGCGCAGTTCGGATTGATCCGTTCACGGGGATCGCTGGGGTTGAGTATCGCCTAACCCTCGACACTGAATTCTGGGCCTCGAAGGTAGGCAAGATCAAGACGAAGGAGACTGATCTTGCCTCCTTCAATTTCAAACCTGGGCAGCAGGCGCTCGAGGAAGAGCTAGTTCGGCAGCACCTCGCCGGGCTTCCGATGCGCGTCATTATCTTGAAGGCGCGTCAGCTCGGGTTTTCGACCTATGTCCAAGCCAGGCTGATCCGGGCCTGCACCAGGTTGCCGCGACGCGAAGCCGTCGTCATTGCGCACGACAAGGAGACGTCAAAGAAGCTTTACGCGATCGGGGAGCGTTTTTACCGAAACCTCCCGCCCGACATGCGGCCGACGCTTGGCGAATATCGCCGGCGCCAGCACCTTCACTTTGCTGGCGAGGGAGACTGGCGCAACGAGGAGACCTGGCCCGACTCTCGCTATACGGTCGATACGGCGAACGAGTTCCAGGCCGGCCGAGGTTCAACCTTCACTGACGTCCACGGGTCTGAGGTGGCCTTCTGGGAGAGGATCAGCGACAAGCTCACGGCGATCAAGAATGGAGTCCCGAAGCTTCACGGGACTTTCGTTGCCCTTGAGTCGACGGCGAAGGGCTTTAACGAATTCAAGGACATTTGGGACGATGCCGAAGCGGGTCGCTCAAACTACATCGCGTTTTTCTGGCCCTGGTGGAAAGAGCCTGAATATCAGATGCTCTTTCTGAACGAGCGGGAGCGGGAATCTTTCGTGATCGGAGACCCGAATCACCCCTACGCAGAGGAAGAGCCGTGGACCCTTCAGATCGCGAAGGAACAGGGCTTTGAGATTACGATTGAGCAGCTCCACTGGCGGCGGATCACGATTGCCGACGAGTGCAATGGGCGCCTCAACGATTTTCACGCAGAGTATCCGACCACGCCGGAACAGGCCTTTGTCGCGACGGGGGAAAAGGCATTCGATTCACACCAGGTAGCGAAGATCATGTTGCGCGTAGAGAAGACCGACCCCAAGCACCCGACGGCGGAGAACCCTGGCCCCATCATCGGTGATTTTGTCGTAGCGGAGAAGGACGGTCAGGTTGATCGGAAGGGCAACGAAATTGTTGTGCCGTCGAAATCGCTGTGGGTTCCGCGCGAGCCGGGCGTGGTTAGCCAGGAGGCTCCACACCGGTGCTTCCTGGCCCCGGAGGAAATGGAGTCGCCCCCCGGGCAATACATCGTGAGTGTCGACGTTTCGGGCGGCGACATGGAGGAAACTGAAACGGATGAGCCCGACTATCACGCGATCGAGGTGATCGATCATCGGACCGGTTTCCAGGTATGCGAGTACCGGTCGAAAATCGACCCGGATCTTTTGACCGATGAGGTTCTGTTGGCAGCGCTGTGGTTCAACTGGGCATGGATAGTTGTGGAGCGGACCGGCTCCTGGGGGATGCCGATTCTGCGGACACTTTGGCTCGATTATCGCTACCCCTACGTTTATCGCTCGAGACGCATGGGGGTCGCCTCTGAGAAGGTGGAGGCGAAGCTGGGCTGGGACACGAATCCGCGGACCAAGCCCGAACTCGTGGCGGGGATGCAGGCCCTGATCCGCCGCGGGGAAGACGGGATCCGGTCGCGACTCTTGGCGGATCAGGTGCGCACCTACGCCCGCGACAAACGAGGGCGCTACGGTGCCGAGCCTGGGAAGTACGACGACAATCTGATGCCCTTCATGTTCGGCCAGCAGGTGCGTCGCGAGATTCCCCCACGGGAAGATGACGAAGACGTGGAGGAGATGGTCTCCGGAGAGGCGTTTGTCGCTGCCGGCAGCCGCCTCAGTGGCTACGACCCGCGAGTCAGTTAGGACCGTCCGGTACCCGGTCTAGGCTACCTCAAGACATGCCCCTCTTGGTGCCAAGCCACATAGCCGAGACACTCGAGGAAAAGACTCGCCGCTTTAGGTGTGAGGTACCGGGTTGTGGGCGTGAATTTCCGCTGGAGCAGAACACGCAGTTCGTTCGTCACGTTCGGGCTTGTAGCAATCGCAACGCCGATCGGATAGACGCAGTGATTGCCAAGAGCCGAGAGAGCTATTTCACCAAACCAGCGGACCAAGAGCTTTACGAACATTTTCGCAAGGGGGGCAATTGATGGGCTGCGTTGGGGCCTGGGCCTTCATGCCGCTCACGAACGGTGACCACACCTTGCTCGACTCGTCCGATTACGAGGATTTGCACCCCGGGCGCTGGTATCGAACAAAATTCGGTTATGCAGCATGGAAACGAAAGACCTTAATTGGGGTCCTGGACGACTGGCTTCACAGGGTGATCATGCGCTTGATGCCCTGGGACAAGATGGAGGTCGATCATATCAATGGAGACCGCCTTGACAACCGCCGGTGCAATCTGCGTGTTGTGACTCGAGCACAAAACTGCCAGAACAAGCCTTCACTCGGAGGGTCGTCTAAATATAGGGGCGTTCATTGGTGTAAGCGAACCAAGAGATGGATGGCCCGGGCGAAGCTGAATCAGAAAACTTACTACCTAGGTTCCTATGAGGATGAGGAGGACGCCGCCGATGCTGCCTCTAAGTTCAGGGAAGAACATATGCCGTTTTCAGAGGAGGGGCGCCGTGCAGCGTGAGTTTGGAGTTATCTATGCCGAGAACGAATCCCTGGGCAGCGTTCCGGGCGACGAGGCGGCGGTTGCAATTGCCCTGGGGTTGGCTCAACGCTGTGACGCTCAGACCCTCATCGCCCTGTCGGACTCGGTAGCCATGCTCGAGCGCGTCGGCGGCCAGTTCCACATCGTGGCCGTTCGGAGGGAGAATGAGGAGGGCTCTGGTGAATTTGAAACTTTTGGGCTGGCCTTTCGTCACGAGAGCCGAGATGCGCGGTTGAAGGTGGCGAAGCCGCCAGAGACTGCGCTCGGCATTCCGGTTTCCGATGCATCCGTGCCGACGGAGGATCTGCCGGAGGTTGACGTTGAGCCGGAGGGCGAGCCGGCCGCGGCGGAGGCCGCGTAGTGGAGGCCAGCCCCGTGCCCCTTCTGGGCGAGGTGAAACCCCTCGCCTCGATCGAGGACATGTCGGATGAGCAGAAGGCGGTTCTTGCCCTGGTCAAGAAGCGCTTTGACGCCTCCGACAAGCTGCACGCGCAGTTCCGCGATCGCTGGAACGTTTGGTATGGACTATCGCGGAACTATCGTCGGCTTCAGCGGCAACATGCTCAGGCGAACACCCCGAATGACAAGGACACGGTAATCCAGGAATTTCGCCGGGTCTTCGGGGAGGAGCTATTCATCCCCTATGTCTACACGGTAATCGAGACGAATGTTCCGAAGGTTCTGGCGAACGATCCGAAGATCATGGCGCGTCCGAATGATGCCAGCGAAAAAGCTTACCTGGCATGCGATCCGGTCAAACAGCTTTTTGAACGAGACAACAAGGCAATGGGCTATGTGACCACCAGTCAGGAAACGGCTAGGTCTGGACTGCGCTATGGCCTTGGTGTTCAGAAGGAATATTGGGAACTGAAAACCCGCAGTGGTAAGAAGATTGTTCCCAAGGAGAGTGAGGCCGGGTACAAGCTTGAAGATGACGGTGGGATTGTTGTTTACGAAGGGCCGCGGGCTGAGTCGGTTGACATCTTCGATTTCTTTTGGGATCCGCAGGCCTACAACCTGGATAGTGCCGACTACCTCATTCACCGCTCCTGGCGGAAGATGGACTATATCAAGAAGAAGGTGGAGGAGGGACATCGTCGTCGGGGACAGGGAGATCCTGGCGGGTGGGTTGATCTTGACCTGAGCGCGGTGGATGGTATGGGTTCTGATGCTGCTCGAGGTGAGGTTTGGTCCGACCGCATGCAGGCAGCGGGTATGACAAGTTTCGACACGGAGGGCAACACCCTTCATGAGGTTTGGGAGTACCACGATCGCGATAACGTTTACACGATTCTGGACCGAACCCTTGTGGTTCAGATGGCTCCTAATCCATTTCTTCACGGTGATTATCCCTTTCAGGTGTTCCGCCCGACCATTATGGAGCATGAGTTCGTTGGCACTGGCGAGGCCGAGCCAATTGCGCACCTTCAGTACGAGTTGAACACCATGCGCGGGCAGCGCCGAGATGCGGCCACGCTAGCGATGAACCGTGGCTACTTCTACTCGAAGGGGATGCTGAACCCCTCGAAAGTTATGACCGGCGCCGGTGTTTTTGTGCCGGTGATCGGGGACCCAAAGGACGCGATTCAACCGATGCCTTTCACCGACATTCCTCAGTCGGGAGTATCGGAGGAGGAAGCGCTGAAGCGAGACATCGAGATGACGACCGGTATTTCCGAAACCGTCTCGGGCGGATCCGGGGGCGGAGATGAGACGGCTACCGGGCGGCAGCTCGTGCAGGCCGCTGCGAACGTGCGGATTGAACAGAAGGCTAAGAACTTCTTCAGCGAAGTTTTCCGACGGGCAGTGCCGCAGCGCCGCGAGCTCTATCGGCAGCACATCGTGAAACAGGAGCAGACTCGGACGATGCGGGTCAGCGATCCCTCTGCGACCCAGGAGATCGGTGGGAAGACGGTCCCTACCGGCTACAGCTTTGTTTCTTGTGGGCCGGACGAGATCAACGCGAATATTGAGGTAGAGCCGATCAGCGGTTCAACTGAAGCCGAAAACAAGGCCCAGAAACGCGCTGACGTGACGCAGCTGGTACAGGCTTTGACCCCCTTCATGGCGGAAATTGACCAGCCGAAAATGCTCGTGCACGTTTTGCAGGAGTTCGGGCTGGACCAGCCGGAAGAGATGATCAAAACTCCGGGTCCGACTGTCGAAGAGATCATCCCGGCGATCGGTCGTGCCTTGCTCGAGACGGGTATGCCGGAAGAGCAGATCGAATCCGTCCTCCAGAGCGCTTATGATTTTCTCCAACAGCAACCCGAAGAACAGGCCGAAGGCGGGAGCGAGGCTCCAGCCGCGCCAGAAGGAGCCGGAGGATAGATGCCGACCAAGACCGTCAAACCCAAGCCAGGGCTCTTCCCCGAGGGGGCGGCAGTTCGGGCCTATCCCAAACGAACCACCGAAGTCCAGCGCCGAGAGAAAGGCGTGCCGGCTGTCACGGCGGTAGACTCGGGGGTAATCGCGAACGGCGCTGTCGACATCACGGCGGACGCGGGGGAGTACGTCTTGTTCGGGGTTGTCAACGAGAAACAGAGCGTCAAAGTTGATGCCACTGGCGGAAAATTCAAACTGAAATACTCAGGCCAGACCACCGCCGATATCGCTTACAACGCTACGGCCGCAGTGTTGAGGGAAGCACTCGAGGCCCTCTCGAATATCGCAGTGGGAGAGGTTGCGGTGACCGGGGGGCCAGGGAGCTCAGGAGGAACAACCCCTTATATTGTCACCTTTCTCGAGGCATTGTCGGGGACTGATGTCGCTGCGCTCGAATTCGTGGCGGGCTCTGAAGCGCTCAGTGGCGGCGGCGCTGCGGTGACAATCACCACGCTCACCGGTGGCTCGCCGGGAACCGCCGGTGAGACCGTTTCCTGTCTCTTCACGGTGGATGCATAGCATGGGTCTCCGCCGGTTCAAGAATCTGGGGGAGCTGCTAGGGCTTGGGCTCAAGCCTCACGGAACGGATGGCGACCCGAACGGAACGGACAGCGAGTCTGCTGTCGACCCCGACTGGATGGGCGTCCCACGGTCGATCGTTCGACTCGACCAGCACCCCTTCGCGCCGGGGACCGAGGTCGGAGTTCACCCGGCCCATACGGTAGGAGTTGAGCGCGGACTGGGGCGGGAGCCAATGGAGACACCGGAGCAGGTGTTTACTGTTCCGGAGGACGGGGAGCTTGAGGTGTCGGGCCTCGAGCCGGGACGCTATTGCGCTGCTGGGCGGGTTGGGGATCGCTATCACTACGTTCAGTTTTCGGTAGCATGAGCCTCCAAACCTCCGCTACTCTTACGTCGAATCGATTCCCAGAGGGAACTGAAGTTGGTTTGTACCCTGATTCGAACTGGGGCATTCCGGGTCTGCGCTCTGGAGAACCGGTCGGGGATGCGATTGACACCCAGACGATGGAAGACGGCTCGGTTGAATTTGACGGGCTCGGCCCGAACAGTTTGTACTGGGCGGTGGCTCAGGTTGGCGGGGAGTGGGTTTACGTCTCGATTTTCATGGGCAAAATTCCCTCTGAAAACGCGACGATTATCTACGGTGAAGGGGAGCCCCAAAACTCAGAAGGTGAGCCCGGGTGGCTCTACATAGACGTCGAAAACTGGGATATCTATGGCCCCAAGGACTCAGATCCTGAAGTGACCCAACAGTGGGGAGATACAATCCCGTTCGGACTGAAACCCACGGGTGAACTCGAAGTACACGAACAGGCCACTGAAGACGTGCACGGAATCGCGGACACCTCAGCCTTGGCGCTGAAATCAGAACTGGGCGAAGGTGGAGGCGGGATCAGCGTTTATGGCAGGGTCGCTGGTGATGGCACAAAAACAGCCGGCAAAGGGTTCACGAGTGAAAAAATCGGAGTTGGGGAATATAGGGTAACCTACGAAGAGGAATTCGACGACGTCCCCGTGCTGTTCCCCGTCCCCAACTATGAAGAACCGGCCCTCGTGCCCCTCCTGGCCGAGGAGACAAAAGCTTCGGTTAGGGTGGTTACTGTCACGCTCGAAGGCAACATCGTGGACATGGGGTTTTCGTTTATGGCGCTGGAGCAGTAGCACATGGCCGACATCGTAGTTACCAGCACGCTTTGGCCGGACGGGACAACGGTTGGGGCGTACGATGCGACAGGGTATTCCAACTTCCCCCGCAATGGCCCGCCCGGTACCGTTATTGACACGAGCGCCCAGACCAAAGGCTCGGTCAAACTCGAAGGCCTGACGAACAACAAACCCTACTTTGCGGCGGCGAAAGTGGGCAACGAGTGGCGGTCAGTCAAGTTCATTGCGAACGCGGAAGATCCCGCGGCCTGGCACACGGTTGGCCCGCCCGGGGCTGACGGCGCCACGATTCGTTCTGGCGAGGGCACCCCTGATGCAAGCGTGGGTTTGAACGGTGATTTCTATGTTGACCTAGAAAATGGTCGCCTGTACGGTCCGAAGAACGGCTCTGCTTGGGGTGGAGACTTCATCCAGATTAACGAAGGACCCAAAGGCGAAAAAGGCGAAAAAGGCGAAAAAGGGGCCAAAGGGGACACGGGCGCTAAAGGTGACACCGGAGCTCAGGGCCCCCAAGGCCCCGCCGGGAAAGACGGAGAGGATGGGGCCATTGGGGCCACTGGCCCGGCGGGCCCGGAAGGCGGAAAAGGCGTCAAAGGAGACGCCGGCCCCGAGGGGCCAGAAGGCCCAGAGGGTCCTCAAGGGCCAGAAGGGCCGCAGGGAGCGACGATTCTAACGGGGGAAGGAGACCCAGACGATGAATTGGGAAGGAACGGGGATTTTTACCTCGACATAACGCTAGAAGCTGGGTATCAGCTTTGGGGACCCAAGGCGTCCGGCGAATGGCCTCCCGACCCGAAGTCTCTCGAGGGCCCCCAGGGGATCCAGGGCCCGAAAGGCGACACCGGAGCCCAAGGGCCAGAAGGGCCCCCAGGAGAACTCGTCGGGCCGGTGACTCAGGACGACATGGATACGGGGGCCGATGGGCTTGCATCGGAGGCGTTCTCGGCTTATCTCAATGCTGACGTAGAACTAGGAAACGGAGTTGTTATCCCGTTCGATAATCAAGATTTCGATGTATCGAGCCGCCTAGATACTGAAACTAATAAAGGTAGGTTTACGCCCCAGGTACCTGGCTACTATCGTTTTAGTGGCTCAGCTATGGGCACTTCGCCGATGGGAGAATTGCAGAATCTTGAACTGTTTCTTATGAAGAATGGGACACCTGTAAAGCATCTTGGTACGTGGGCCGGGGGATCGTTCTTCAATCCCGCGATAATAGGTTCTACGGCTATCGAGGCTAACGGGACTACTGACTATTTTGAGCTGGGCGTCTTCCACAACTTGATAGGAAAAGTCGAGCTAAACTCGGGGTCTTCACAAACTCGGTTTGAGGGCGAGTTAATCGGTAAGTCATGAAAGCACAGATACCCGCGGGGCCGGCTCAGACTAACTTGGTGATGCCCGCCTAGATGAAACCAACCCGACGCACACAGCCATATCGCAAGCGGGACCTTCGCCCAGCCGGTCCGACCCTTGCCTCAATGCTCCGGGGTAGCACAGCGACCGGGCAGAACCCCCAGGATGCGCGGCGGAAGCTAAAGAAACAAGCTTATCGAACTTACCGTCGCGCTCGATAAGCTTGTTCTGTCCGGCGGGGGCCCTACTCTTCTGGCTAATGGAGAATGCGGAACAAACCCTGGCGATGGAGGTTGACCTCAGCCACCTGACCAAGGACGAACGCGTCGCGATGGGTGAGCGCGTATCGGAGATGGTCGAGAGTCAGGGGTTCCGTGATTTCTGTCAGGTGATCAAGCTTCATAGCGAGGGCATCCTCGCGCAGGTCAAGCTCACGAGGCCGAAGACAAACGCGTCGGAGTACGCGGATGTGATCGGGCATCTTCGTGGGCTTGATGAGCTTGGTCCGATCGCACGAGGCATCGTGGAGGATGGCAAGCTAGCCGCGGCCGAGAAGGCCCGCGAAGAGGAGGGTCAGTAAATGGAGGCAGGAAGCGTTCCAGGGGGTCCGGCGGCAGTGTCCGCAGCGGCACCCCAGCCCCAAGTCCCCGCAGCCGACGCGGCTGCTCAAACCGCTGACGCGGCTGCCGGTGGGCTGTCACAGGCGCCCATTCCTCAAGCACCGACGCCCCCTCAGGCTCAGCCCGAAGCCGGCTCACTGGAGGCACAGCTCGCAGCAATGACCCAGCGCGCCGAAGCGGCGGAGGCTCAGATCCAGGGCAATCCCCAGGTGCCGACGTCAGAGGGCGAGCCGCAGGACTTGGTCTCTCTGCTTCTCGCAGAGGAAGATGGCGGGCTGACCCCCGAGGAAGTCGCGGCGCAACAGACAGGCCAGGGGCCTGAGGCTGAGCCCGGAGGAGATGAGGCCGCGCTGGAAGAATTGACGAACTTCGTGCAGGAGGAGGCGAAAAAAGTTGCGCAGAGCATGGTCGACCCGATTCTTCAGGAGCGGCAAGACGAACAGCTCAACGCGCTTCAGGGGAAATATCCCGACATTCTTTCGCCAGAGGTATCGGGCAAACTGCTGCCCACCCTGCAAAATCTCGAGCAGGAGCTCGGAGTAGAGAACGCCCGACTCTCCCCCAGGCTGGTGGAGATGGCGTACAAGGCAGTGAAGGCCGAGTTGGCCGACGCTGGCGCAGCACCGGCCGAGCAGGCCGCAAACCACGGAGCGTCGATCGAGACGCAGGCTGGCCAAACCCAACAGGGGGACGCCTCCTTGGAGCAACAGTACGCAAATGCCCTTGGCTCTGTTAGTCAAGGCGGGAGTGAGTTCGACTAGGCCTCTCGCCTAGGGCAACGCACAAGGAGATTCAGCTATGGCCGTGATAACAGGTCAGAGACAGACGGGAAATGTCAGCTCGGATCAGCGAGTAATTGACATTGCGAAGCCGATCCTGCTCTTGGAGCCGGATGCTGCACCGCTTACCGTCATCACCAAGTCCATCCAGAACGGTGGCAACGTCAACTCCTGCGAGGACTACAAATTCTCCTGGGTAGAGGACGAGAGGGAGGTGCGGTTCGATGCCGTGAACAACGGCGCGGGCTACACTTCGGAAGAAACCACGATCAAAGTCGACACGTCGGAGATTTTCTACGGGTCGGCCCTGGTCAGGGTGCCGCGCACTGGCGAGATCCTCTTCGTCAAAGAAGTCGAAGAAGGGAAAATCAAAGTCACTCGAGCCTTTGCCGGAACTTCGGCGGCGGCTCTGGTCGACAATGACCCCCTCTTCGTCATCGGCGCGGTTGCGGAGGAGGGCTCTCGGTCCTTTGCCGCTCGCTCGAAAAACCCCACGAAGATCGATAACTACTGCGAGATCTTCAAGACGTCGATTGAGGCGTCCGGCTCCTGGCTAAGTTCTGGGAACCAGACGACTCCGCACGACTGGGTTCACCAGCACAAGAAGAAGAACATCGAGCACCTGCTTGACGTCGAGCACGCTGGGCTGTTCGGTTCTCCTTCGACCCAAACCGGTTCAGGGGGCGGGCGCCTGTCCACTACGGGCGGCGCTCTTTACTTCCTGAAAGAGAACAATCAGGACGCCGGTGGTACTCTCACTGAGGCTGAGTGGGAGTCCTGGGTGCGGTCGATTTGTCGCTACGGCAACAAGAAGACCGTATTCGCCTCGCCATTGGTTCTGTCGGTGATCAATAACTTCGCCGTGGGTCGCCTTCAGGTGGTCCAGGCGGATAAAGATCGCACGTACGGCGTCTCCATCATGGAGTACGTCAGTGCGCACGGGACGATCAAGCTCGTCAAGCACAACCTGCTTGAGGGCGCGGTCTGGGGTGGCTATGCCATCGCCGTCGACATGCAGAAGGCGGCTCCCGAATACCGGTACTTGGGTGGGAACAACGCCCCGAAGGGTGGACGCGACACGAAGCTCCTTGCCAACAGGCAGGAGAACGATCGCGATGGCCAGAAGGACGAGATCCTGACCGAGTGCGGGTTTGCATTCAAGCAGACCAAGACCGGAGGTGTCCTCACCGGCGTCACCGGCTAGCGCTTCGGGGGCCCTGGCTTCGGTCAGGGCCCCCGTGCTCTACGGCTTTATCCAACAGACTGAAAGGAAGCCAGATGGCCCCGACAGCAGTAGCACCGGCAGGCGAGCAGACCGAGGCTTCGGTTGCCCCTGTCACCTTCATTTCGATTAGTCCGAATCAGGTGCTGACGCGCCGTCCCGAGAAATACGTGGACAACGGTTTGGGGGGCAAGGTCCGTCAGTCCTACGAGGACTGGCTTGATGCCGAGGGTCGTAAGAATCACGAGCGCGAGATTTCGGGCCTTGAGTCGATACCGGTGGACGATACACCTTGGAAGGTGGAATTCGAGAACCACATCTACGATGCAACCCACCCTGGGATCATCACTTGGCTGAGAGAACATCCACGCTTCAACGTTGTCGGGCCGAGCGGCTTCTACGAGGAGGGGGCGGCTCCTGACGAGCCCAAGCCAACCCTTGCGGAACAGGTCAAAGCGATTGCGGAGGCGGCTGCGGAGGCGGACGTCGACAAGATCAACGAGGCGCTCCAGCTCGAGCGCGATACCCACAAACGAGTTCCGGTGATCCAGGCGGCAGAGGCCGCGCTGCGGAGCTTCGCGGGGTCCGAGTCGGACACCGGCGCAGGGGGAGACTCCAGTGCTGGTGGCCAGCCCTAGCCTCGAGCTGAACACGACGCGTCGCGCGGGCCCCGAAGACCCGCGCGGCCCCCGGGGGGCTCTGAGTGACTCTTGAGAAGCTCCTGAAACGAGCTGAAGAGCTCTACGGGTTTGACACGGGCTCGACCGAAGCCTTGATTGAACTGTTCAACGACGCCCGCCAGGACGCGGCGCGTCTTTCTGGTTACCCCAGGAAAGTGGTCACCGCCGAACTGAATGGTGACGAGATAGAACTTCCAGAAGACTATCTGCTCGCCAGCACTGTCATTGTCGGCGGCACGCCTTTTGTGGAGTCGGATCGGATGACGGTCCGACAGTTCGAAAACGGCGAACTTCTCCCCACCGGCCCGGGCTACTGGTACGACTACACCAACGACGAAGGCGCAACAGTTGTCAAACTGTGGCCCGAGCCGGCCTCGACTGCCAAAGTGGAATTCGAGTACATCTACTGCGGGTTGGACTGGACTTCTGGTTCCGGGGAAGAAGCCCCGGTCGAATTTCCGCGGTGGTTTCACCCGAAGCTCATCTCTTTCGTGGCCGCGGCCTACTACGAAACGGTTGAGGATAATCCTGAGCTCGCGGAAGTGGCGAAAGGGAAAGCCGAACAGGCGGTTAGCGATTTGATTCGTTACGACAATGAGCGCCAGGGTGGCGGAGCCCCGTTCCAGATTGGAATCCAGGGTTTGACATCATGAAGCTGCCTAAGGGGCCCGATCAGAGGATCATCGTTTACGGCAGTGGGGACGGGGTGGTTTACGACACGGCGTATACGGATGATCAGGCTAGCGAGGCGATGAACCGCTGCGTTCGTACCTACGGTCGCCGTGCGTCGGTTCGGGCGATCCCCTCTCGTCGACGCACTGTGGAGGGGTCGTAGTTGCCGGCGGTCAGGGAAAGGCAGGTCCAGTCGGAATTTCAGGATGGGATGGTCCGGCAGGGAGACCGTTCCGAGATTCCCAAAACAGGAGCCTACGATATTCAGAATGGCTTGCTTGACGATGGGGGTGATCCTTACCGTCGAGGGGGAACAAAATACAAGTCCAACGCAGCTCTCGCGGGGACCAAGGTTGACTGGGGGTGGGATGGTTACTTCAAGGCCGGACGGCGCACCATCTGGGCTAATGATGCCTCCAACTACTTTGCGGAGTTCACTGCGAATGACGAAACCCCTATAGTTCTTAGAGAAACGGCAATCGAAAAGATTGAGCAGTCAGCCCAGCTCAAAGACATTCTCTTCATCAGTGGGGGGTTTATGTATGCGGGGGGCCGTGTTCCGGGGGTTTATTCGACGGGGAAAGTGAAAGTCACCAAAGGCTCTGCTCAGGTGGTAGGGACGGGAACCGAATTCAAAGTCAACGTTGAACCGGGCAGCTTCTTCAAGGTCGGCGCGACCCGTACCTACGTTGTCGAAAACGTTCCATCGAACACTGAACTTGTTCTCTCTGACGCCTGGGAGGGAGAAACCGAAGCGGAAAAGGCCTACGAAACTCGGTCACTGGCCTCCCATAGCGAATACTCGGCGTATAAAGCGTTTCAGTACATGTGTGTGTGCGCGAATCGTCTGGTGGGGATCGTGGATAACAAAATCTACTTCACGGAGGTGAACAACCCGCATACATTTACCAACTCGCTCGGGACAACTAATGTACAAGAACTCCCCCCGGGCACAAAGCCGTTTGGACTGGCGACGCTTGGTCAGACGGTGATGATCTTCACGTCGGTCGGCCTGTGGTCGCTCGAGGGCCTGGCGCTTTCGATTGTAGACCAGAACGGAAACTCCCAGCATCGGCTTCAGCCTCTCTCGTCTGAGATCATGCTGGTGGGGGCACTTGGTCTGGCCACATGGGAAGGCCGCCTCGTCACCCCCACCACCGGTGGCATCATACTGGTCGACGAGGTTAGCGGGCCGGAGCAGATCTCACAGCAGATTGAAGGGCACTATCAGGGCCGACTTTTGGAAGGCTGGAAAGTCGGTCAGGCGGAGGTCTTTCGCGATCACTACTTCCTCCCCCTGGTCGACCCGGCGGGGTCCGCTAAAGAAGTGCTCGTATGCCGTCTCGACCAGGGCGGTCGTCGCGGGCCCCCCTGGACCCGTTTCACGGGGCACGGCGGGGAAATCAAGGCATTCTTTTCTCGCCCGACTGAATCGCCTGGAACGGGGCTTTTGCTGGGAGGGCATGGTGCGGTTTCGCGAATCGTGAACTGCTCGAGCTACTTCACGCCCAGCCTCACCTACCGCAGGGACGCAAATGAAAGCTCGCATAGCTTCGTTGTGGTTCCCCGGGACCTTGATACGGGTCAGCTCACCATAAACGCCGTGCGTCAGCTGAGGGTTCGAGGAGACGGCCGGGGGGAAGACGAAACGGGTTGCAAATTGCGGGCCTTGTGGTCACGGGGGGAGACGGCCGACCTTGGGCCGGCCGACGCTGAAGACGAAGAGGGCTCCGTTTACTACTACGCCGACGGTCAGGGTGAGTTCAGCGATGGCAATAATCCGGTGAAGTTTCGGGTCAACAAACGCTTGCGCAGGGGGCGCTTTATGGTGAAAACCGAAGGCCCCTATTCGTCCTTTGCTTTGCGTAGTATTGAGGTTGACACGCGTCCAAGCGGAACAGGTCGGAGATGATCGGAAGGCTTAGAACAGAAAAAGATCTGGCCCGCTTCGTGAAAAAGCAGGTAGATAAGCCTGATGTGGTGCCGGCGCCCCCTCCCCCTATCGCGATCATGAAACCAGGGGTTCCGGCGGACACTGACTTTCCGCAGACGCCGGGGGATGGTCTCTTCGGTCTGAACATTGAAAATCCCGAAGAACCGATTCTGTACGTACGAGTCGCTGGCGCTTGGAGGGAAATCTAGATGCCCCTCTATCGCAGGCGCTACTTGCGTCGTTCGCGGCCAGGGGGGGCGGCTGCGCCCGATGCTGCTTCCGGCTCCCCGACGACTCGAACAGCGCCGCCGGCGATTGTAGGTGCCGGGGGTGGGGTCGGTCCGCGCCGCCCGAGCCCGAAGCCGACGATTCCAGGCCAGGTTGCCGCTGGCGGGTTTACTCAGCCGCCCTTTATGACGTATGACCCTGCTATTGAGGCACAGCGTCGAGCGGTGCAGCGCGGTCTCGAAGACAAAATCCAGGACGTTAAAACTGAGCGTCACTTCAACCGGCGTGATTTGGCGCAGACGCTCCGAGATATCAGGACAAACACTCAGCGGAGTCGCGGTAAAATAAACCGTGAGGTTTTCCGCAGCCGCGAAGACATCAACCGTGAGTCCTCTCGTGCGCAGGAGGGGATAAACGAGCGCGAAGGTGCGGAGCGACTGGACGCGCAGCGGGCCAACCAAGACTTCGATACGCAGCTGGCCAATATTGGGCGCCAGTTCACTCAACTTGGTCAGCGCCAGGCCGAAGGGGCGAATGCTGCGGGTGTACTAGGCAGCGGCACTCAGGAAGCGTCGGCGGCGGCTCGAGCACAGAACCAGGCGCTTGCCGAGCAACCGATCGCCGTTGCTCGCCAGCGGGTCGAGGAGGATCTTGCAGCGACACTTCGCCAGCTTGGGGTGCGTCGCGGCGAGATCTCGGCGGACGCTGAAGGCGCCCTTCGCCGCCTGCTCGAAGATCAGCAGCGCGGGCTCGGTCAGCTCAAAGTCGACCGCGACCGTGAGCGTCGTCTGAACCGCCGGTCGACGGGTCGAAAAGAATTCGGATTGACGCGAGAAGCGCAGCGAGCGCGGCGCGAGGCTGCCATTACCAACCAGGACCTGATCGAACAGCAGATCTACCAGGCGCGGCAGAACCGACCGGGGGCCATCGGCAAGACGGGCCCGAAACCAAAGAAAAAGAAGGGACGATAGATGCCGCTGCCTACCGTAGGGACCGCTGGTTTGAACACCGTGAAGCTGACACCTCAGGTTCGGAAGATTCTGCGTCGGCGGGCCCAGCGTGCGGCCCAGCGTGAATATGCACCGATCCTCGCTGCCGACCGCGCGGCGTTCGGCACTGCGAACGCGGCCTACCGCACTCAGAAGCGTTCGGTTCGGGGTGCGACGTCGATGGTGCAGAACTCCCTCTCTCAGGCGCTTCGGGGGCTGAGGGGGTCGGGATTGAAGGGATCGGCCCTGCGTCAGGTGCGCAGTGAGCTCACCTCTCGTCAGGCTGCCGCAGCGCAGGCGATTCCAGCGCTCCTGGCCGACGCCGGGGCAGAACGCGCTCAGTCGATTCAGGAGGCTAGGACGAATCTCTTGCAGGACAGAGCTCAGATGCAGTCGACCGCAGCGAGTGGGTTCAATCAGCTGCTGAAGGAGGCACGTACCGCTGGTGCCTCTACTCTGAAAGACCGCGAGAAGGGTCCGTCTAGCGAGGAGAGCGACTCCCTCAGGCAGGCCGCGCTAGCGCTTGAGCGCTCCCTGAATGAATGGGAAGAGGACCCGAAAAAACAGCGGTCGAACCCGCTTAAAAGTGACAGGGATTGGCTGGACTTCGCGGCGTTCATGGAAGAGGAGTACGAGGGCGTCAATTTAACCGATGCCGTTACCGTTATCAACCGGTTTCGCGCGCTCCAGAAAAAAGCGCGGAAAATCAAGGACGCGGTTGGCTCACCCAGTGGATGGGGATAGTGCGTGGCCTGGGGACCAAGTCTAGCTGATGCAATCCGCGAGGTCCGCCCTCGCAAGCCGAAAAAACGCCGCCCAGAGAAGGGTGGCATTCTCGGGTGGGCTGATGTTGAGTCTAAGCCACGCACGAGTGGTGCTGGCCCGCGCGGCCCGGTCGGTGACACTGGGCGAATCACGGGGGCCGCGCGGGTTTCGGGCGCCAGTTCAGACAGTCCACTAACGGCAGCGCTTGATGCTTACGTAGGCCTGCTTCCCGACCCGCGAGCCGGTCGCTTCCTCCCCGGCGAGGATCTAGTCGAGGACTTGCTCGAGGAATCGGGCGAGAACCTCGTCGACGTTGCAGAGGACAGCGAACTGGCAAGGGTGCTGCGCGGGGAGAATCCCGACGTTAGGGGATTTGCAAAGCCGCCCACCGACAAGGAAATCCGCGCCGTCGCGGACATTGCTGCCTTAACCCCGGCGGGTGCGGGTGTGAAAGGTGCGCTTGCAGCCAAAACGGCGTCCAAGGCGATCAAGGCCAGTCAGGCGGCGGCGGCTAAGGGTGGCGGTCGGGCGGTTAGGGCATTCGCAGGTCGTCGTGCCGGCCAGGGCGTGGTGGCGCGGACGGCATCGAAGGCTGAGCCTGCGGTCATTAAGGCCGCGAGAACGGCGGCGGTACGACGCGGAGCCAAAGCGGCTCAGCGGTTGCCAAAGCCCGTCAGGGTTGCTGGGGGCGTTGCCGCGCGCGGGGCGACGCTCCCAGTGAAACGTCCGTTCACCACTCCCGTTGCCGCCCAGCTTCCGGCTGCGGCCATAGCGGGTGACCCGTCCGAGCTGGGCAAAGCCTTTACGGGCGAGGGAGCCCTGGCCTCAATCGCGAGCGGGGCGGGTGAGGCAGCCTCGGCGGTTGTTCCCGGCGAGGTGGCGAAAAACCTCGTGAAAGACGCCTTCAACCTCCCGGCCGTGGTGCTGCCTTCCACCTACCTGCCGATCGCCGGCGCTGTGGAGGCCTCCCGGGGGGATAGCTCCCGGCTGGAGAAACTGCTGAAGGAATACGAAGAGACGGGTCTGTTGCCGGCGGCCCTGCGTGGAGACGTGGCGGGGATCTCAAAAGCTCTCCGTGAACATCCTCTCTACTCCGCTCTTGAGGTTAGCGGCGGAGCGGCTGTTGCCGGACGTGGGGCAGGCGCCGTGGCTCGCGGTGCCACACGCGGCCGCGTTGGAGGCACAGCACGCCCGCCTCTGACGATTCCTGGGCTGGAGAAATACGGGAACGTGAGAGGGGTCGCGGGGAACAGGTTTGGATCAGGTGTCGGATCGCGATACAGCCCGGACCTACTTAGGCAGGGGGTGCAGCGGGCTTTGGATCGGCGCCGCGAGAGTCGTGAGGGGGGTATGTTTGCGACCCCGAGAGAGGCCGATCGGGCGCTAAGGCGACTCGGGGATCGGTTCGCCTACAAGCGAACGCAGGTGGACCGAGTGGCCCGAGAGAACATGGTCAAGGCAATGGACGATGCGAAGCCCTCGGGCCGTGCGACTCAGGCGGTTGTGGCGCAGGTGGCGCAGGGGATCGTGCGCTCACCCGAGACCTTTGCGGATGATCTGAGAACATACCGCACTCAGCTTGAGGAGATCTATAACAGTGGCTCTCTGACGAAGGCGGAGCAGAAGGGCAACCGCGATATGGTTAACCTGATCGACCGGGCGATCGAGAAGGGCGATCCCGAGGCGGCTGTGAAAAGTGCCAAGGTCTTCATCGAGCTCCACGGCGAGCAGGTAGACCGCCTAGTTAAACAGGGGTTGCTCGACCCCGAGCAGGCCACCAGGGCGGCGCTGGTTCCCTTCCTGCGGGTTTGGATGGACGGTAGCTATGGGAAACCGAAAAACGGCGATGGGCCCCCGCAGCTATTGGACCGCGACGGGAACGCTATTTCGACGGAGGCGATTCTTGAGGAGGCTGCACGGCAAGGTGTGGAATTGCCGGGGTTCCTGACTCATCGTCCGTCGAGGAAGGCTTCGGGGGGGACCTGGTACCGGCCCTTCTTCCCCGATCGCCAGAAGCTGCCGACGGCGGCCCGGACGGGAGCTTCGCTTGCTCGAGGTACCTACGACGCCTCTTACAAAGCGCTTGTCGAGCAGGCAGTTCGAACCCGATCGATTGCTGGAGCCACCGAGAGCTTCGATGCGATGATCCGTGAGTTTGGTATCCCGGCGGCACCGTCCATCAAGAACCTGGCGGACGCCCATGGAGCACTGCTTGACCCGGAGAAATACGGTATGACCTTTCCCCCGGGCGTAGAGATGCAGCCGGTGCGCACCACTCCGCTGATCGGCAAGAAGCGCGAAGCTGACGCAGCGGGGCAGATCCAGGGGCTGTTGGACCCCGAGCACAACCCCGGCCTAGAGCGGTTGCCTCAGCGCCTTCTCGGAGAAATGACGTCGGAGGGGCCAGGTCCGATTGCCTTCCTTCCGCGCACTCTGGTCAAACGCCTGGAGGAACACCACGCGATGCCTAATCAGGGCGAGCGCCTGGCCGGCCTCTTGGTTAAAGGGTTCAAGGGAGCGGTCCTTCCGTTCAGCATCTCGAAACACATGGGTGACTTCGTCGACAACTGGATGAAAGTTGCCTTGTCGGGGTCGGGCCCTGGAGACATTATGTTGGGCCGAAAAGTGGCAAAAGCGCTGCCAGAGGACGCACGGGAGAGCGTGGTTAGCGGACTCGGCTTTGGCTCTGTTTCTCGGGTTCATCCGTACCGCTCAAGCAGCCAATTTAAAGGTAGCTCGCTCGAGGGGCTTGCTGACGGGCTCCACAACTTCCGCATGAAGCCAGGGCCGAAACAGGCGATCAACTTCTACATCAAGGCGCGAGACACACTGCTGGAGATCAGCTCGCGGCTCTCGGAGAGAGTTCCTCAGTATGCGGCGCTGGGGAAGGAGGCGCGTCGGGAGATCCAAGCCAAGGCGGGCCAGTGGAATCATGCGCTGACTATTTCTGACAAGGCGTTCAAAGACCTGGTAGACGGATACCGTGGGACGGACGCCCAGGTAGATCTTGCGCTGGCGGTCGAGGGGCTGTTGGGTAACTGGGGTAAGAATGGCCCGAGCACGCGTAGGTGGCTTACCAACTTCATGCCTTTTTGGATGTGGGCGCGAGCCTCCTCGCGCTTTGTCCTTCTGACCCTGCCGGCACATCACCCGATTAAGACGGGCCTGATCGCGGCGGCAGCGGAAATGACGGAGGCGGAGAGAAAGAAGCTTGGGCTGGACAAGTATGCTGACGAACCCTACCCGGGGTACCTCCAGGGGAACGTTCCAGTTGGGGCGGGAATTACTCGGAACCTGCCCAAATATCAGTCCTTCGGCAGCTTTAGCGATTACCCCCACTTCCTCGGGGATCTCTTCTTTGCTCAGGGCTCAAGCTTCATAGATTCGCTCAAGGGCATGGACTTTACGGGTGAGCAGCTAGCTGACGAGAACGGTCGCCCCCTCAGCGAGGCCGACCGGGCCAAGGTGGCCATCCTTGCGGGCGGAGAGGCTTTCGTCCCTGGGTTTTCTCTGATGCAGTCGATAATCAGTGGAGAGACAGGGAAACTCAGTCCGGCGGCCCAGGAGCAGGACCAGGAGAAGATCAAATTTCTCCGCTCACTGAGGAACATGCAGCAGATCACGGTCCCGATCAGCGAGGACTCAGAGGGGGGCGGCAGCTCTTCTTGGGGTCGGGGTTCATCTTCTTCTGGTCCGAGCAGCTCATCTTCCAACTGGGGGCGTCCGAGCAGCTCATCTTCTAACTGGGGGCGTCCATAATGGGCTGGGGGATAGACTTAGATGACGTAAGGCCGAAGCCGAAAAAACGCCGCCCAGAGAAGGGTGGCATTCTCGGGTGGGCTGGTGCTGGCGCTAGCGGGCCTCAGGGGCCAGTCGGTGACACCGGGAGTCCCCCTTCTGGTTCGACTAGGAGCGCCCCGCCCCGTCGCGTTAGTGGGCCGACTGCCCCACTATTGGCAACGGGCCTGAGTTCCAAATACGTCCTAAACCAACTTGACGATCTTCTGTCGCCGGGGCCCACGGCACGGGAGACGGCTGAGGTTGCGGTGCGCCTGGGGGTGAGGCCCAATAACAAGTCTGTTATCGCGGAGGCGGGCGAGAAGGCTTCCGACGTCGCCAGCGACGCAATCAGGGAGATTTCGCGCGGGGCTGAGAAGGCGGCCCGCGAGTTTCGCAAGCTGCCGAGCAAGAAAGTCGACAACGTTGCCGGGGTCAAAACGCTGGGCACCCCGACCGTTGGTCAGCTCCTAAAAGCAGCGGCTCAAACTGTCGCCCAGGGAACCGCCCCCCGCCAGGGGAACCGGCGCATGACGGCATCTACCGTCGTGGGCAGCTCGAGCGGAACGCCTCGGCGGGGGGGCCTCCAGATTAACCGGAAGGGAAAGCTGACAATCCCCGCGACGCGCCAGGCGGCACGGCAGCTGAGTAGCGTCCGTGCGCGGGCGCGGCGGGTGAGTGGCCCCCTCCCCGGCCTCGACCCGGGGCAGACCCGACTGGTCCGTACCGTACTTCGGGTTGGGGACAAAATGGGGGCGACCCCGAAGGAGAAACTTGCGGCGGTCGAGACGGCACTGGTGGAGTCCAACGCTCGGAACCTCGGATACGGAGACGCTGACTCTGAAGGCTGGCGACAGGAGAGGACGTCGATCTACGGGACGGGTCCGACCGGCCCTCGCAACGTAAGGGCCTCGGCACGGCGGTTCTTTGAGGAGTCGGTCTCGGACACTGGCGGTTCGCGTGGGGCTGGGCTCACGGCCGGACAGCTGGCCCAGACGATCCAGGATTCGGCCTTTCCCGAGCGCTATGACGAACAGAAGGCCGTCGCTGCGCCGATCCTGGCCGCTTATGAGAGGGGTGGTGTTCAGCCGGGGTCTGGCCTGGCGCGGGAGTTGAAGGTTGCGGAGGCGCAGGCTCGCTCGCTAGGGATTCCAGTCGGAGAGGCTGCGAAACTGGGGCCGCCCCCGAAACGGGCGGTGACTCGTTTCAAGGCGGCTATCGTTGCTGCCAAGGAACTTGAGAAGGCCGGTCTTCCCTATGTGTGGGGCGGGGGCCACGGCGACCCCGCGTCTCGCCCGACCGGTGGGGGGCTTGACTGCTCGGGCGCTGTGTCTTTCGTCTTGAACAAAATGGGTGTTATGGATGGCGCGCTGGTATCGGGCTCTATGGGTCAGGTACTGGAGCCCGGGCCCGGAGCGGTCACAGTCTTCTACAACCCGACCCACACCTTCATGAAGATCGGGAAGCGGTACTTCGGGACTTCGCGCACCAACCCCGGCGGAGGTGCGGGCTGGATTGAGGGCACCCCCGACGATCTCTCGAAGTACAGCGTGGGCCACGTACCCGGCATGGGCGGTAAGGTTGCCCTCCAGATGGGGATTCCTCTCACCGGCGGTGGTTCTACTGAAGGCGGGGGGGGTTCCTTTCCCGGCATGGAACTGAGCGCTGATGGGACCACGGCGCGCGTTGTGGCGGGCCAGAAAAAAGAAGACGTTGGCTACTCGGCTGCCCCCATCCTCTTCTCGGCTGCGGTGGGGGCTCGGGCGGCCATGCCGAGTGCAGTTGAACCGGGCCCCGATGAATCCGAAGCCGAAGGCTCAGAGGGCGGTCTCGGCGGGATTGAGGAGATGCTTAGAAGAAGGCGGGTCAGAACATGAGCCCAGAGCAACCACCCCGACCGCCTCTCTCTCTATCGAGCGCAGACTCTAGCTCACTGCTGGTTCAAATCGCAACTACCCTTTGGGGGGCATATGGCACGGACGGCATGAATGGGAAGGTGCAAGAACACAGCAGACAGCTGGGGGAGCTCCAGGGTCGGATTGAGGAGCTTAGTGGTCAGCTAGAGCGCCGGCTTACCGGTATCTATCGCTTGATCGCAACCCTGACGGTTACCATCCTCGTGTCTGCCATCGGGATAATCGCCACCCTTGCTCTGACCACGGGGGGAACTCCATGATGGCCCGGTTTGGAAGATGGGTTTCCACGAGCCGAACGGGTCGGGCCGCCTTTACCTTGACCTTCGTTTTCGTCGGGTCGATTTTGGTTTATGGCTTGCTTAATTTAGAGGTTGAGAAGGAATCGCGTAACATTGAACGTCGCCTCAACGAAGCCGATCCCTGTGCGGCCCTAGCGGTTGCCGTTAAGCGGAAAGACAAGAAAGCGGAGATTCGTCGTTTGACGCAGGGGTGCATCGTCTTCCTGGACGAACTCAGCCCTTTGATCTCAGATAAACTGGCCTGCGCGATTCTAAGGCAAGGTGGATATCGCTGCCCCGGTCCGCAGTCGAAGCGTCGTGGGTCGATCAAGAGAGAGCCGTCGCCTGGATCCTCACGACAGTCCGAGGTTTTGCGGCCACCCGAAGCGCCCGAGGCGGACGAAATGTCGCCGCAACCAGGTGACGACGACACCAAGGGCGGAAACGGGGCCGGCGAAAGAAAGCCACAGAGTCCCGAGCAGCCGAGGCCGCCGGACCGACCCGAGCCAGGGTCCCAGGATCCTCCGCCGAATCCGACCCCCCACCCCCCCCCCCCCCCCCCCCCGGCCCTCCCCCCCCCCCCCCCCCCCCCCCCCCCCCCCCCGCCCCCCCCCCCCCCCCCACGCCCTTCCCCCCC